AATGTGGCACCGCCTAAATAGTTAGCGTTTAAATTATTTACTAATGTGGTAGATGAAATTGTGAATGGCGCTGTACCAGCCGATACCGTGCTTGTAATTACACCACTTGCTGATAATGTTGTGAATGCACCGCTGTTCGCTGTTGTGCTACCAATAGTTCCAGGAGCAGCCCAAGTAGCACCCAATAGTTGTGATACGTTCAAATTTGGAACAACTGTCGTGCTAGTAATACTTAAAGGGGCTGTCCCTGTCGCGAGGGTGCTAGTTATAACCCCTGTCGCTGAAAGCGTAGTAAATGCGCCTGTGCTGGGAGTTATGCTCCCGATAGGCGTGTTATTTAAACTGTCTAATGTTAAAGAAACACCAGAAATATTACCGCCAGTTATGTTAATGTTGGGGATATTAAAGACCCCCGCAGCAGAAATCGATGCAGCGTCTAACGCACCGCCATTGACTACGAAGTGAATAGCATTGTTAGTAGTCGTTCCTAATACTAAATCACCGCTAGTAGAGCTGACATAAACAGCATTCGGCAATCCAAAACTACCAATGCCAGAAAAACCGCTACTATTCATTCCGAAGTCGCCATAATAGGCAGACGCGGAACTTAAATCATTACTTACAACATAATCAGCAGAAGCAGCAGGACCAGAACTACTATTCTGTAGAATAATCTGCACATAATTATTCTGTTGTGCTTGCGCTGAGAATAGAATGCCGATGTCTGAATAGGTTAGCTGACCGATATTGAAGGAGGGGAGGGTTATGTGCGTGTCAATATAACCCATCAACTGCGCGAGGGTTAAGTTTTTCGTCGATCCTTGCTGGTCTAGAACAAATAATTCCTGTCCAGTCAAAGAAAGCGTTGGGGCATTCGGCAGTGCTGATATGGTTGAGTCAGCCATCTAAACGTTTCCTAAAATAATCCTTCCATAATTGTCTTGAAGCATATGGTCGTTGCTTGCCATGTCTGGATAATGCGTATCTAACATTAAATAATTCAGATAGCCATCCCCATAGATGCCTGTAAAGCCTTGGTCTGTGCTATCGAACTTGCGTCCGTTAGAGAATTGATATGAGCCATGGTCTGGCGCAGCCCATTCACTTCCCCATGCACGAATGGCCATGTCTAGCCAACTAAAGTCCCTCGTCGTGACGGGATTGCCTAGATTGGCTAGTTCTGAGATTGACGCTTGTGTAGCTACGCCACCCATTTATTTTTACTCAGCAGCAGCTAAAGAAGCAGCAGCTTCAGGGCTAACTGGGGCGTCTGTAGGAACTGCTGTCGCTTCAGTAGCTGGAGCAGCGTCTACTGGAGCTGTGTCTACTGGAGCTGTGTCTACTGGAGCTGTGTCTACTGGAGCTGTGTCTACTGGACCATCAGTGAATTCAGCCGCAGTTGCAGTATCATCAACAATTAAGTTTTCAGTTTCGTCAACAGGAGCTTCTGGCAATACAGCCACGTCAGGAACTGGACCAGAAATAGGCACGCTAATGGCTGGTGCTTGTGATACTTGAGATGGCGCTTCTAACACTGGCGCTGGACTTTCAGCACCAACAGCGTTTGCTTGCCCTTCTGCTAAGCCTAGATTGTAAATTTCTTGCAATGCTTTATCCAACGACTCATTCAAATAGAATTTATAGACTGAATTGAGTTGTTCTGAACTTAATTGTGCCATGATTATTTTCCTTTAGATTTCTTTGTTGAGGATTTAGATTTGCGTTTTGCGACTGCTGCATTGGCGATTTTAATTGCCTTAGCGTCGTCACCACTTTCAGCGAGAACTTTATTAGCAACGGTCGCCCACTGCTTTGCTGCTGGTTTTGATTTTGCTTTATGAGTTTTTTGAGGGGCATCAGCCATCGTCCAAGGCATCTCTAACTCCTTATTTCCATGGGTCTGATTTAAAGATCCAGACCGCGAATAATCCAATTACAACCACCAAGAAGATAAATAGATCCATGACGCTTTTCCCCTGTATTGAGACTATCGTGTAAAGATAGCTTACGCTCAATGTTTTAAAAAGTAAAGTGATTATACTACATTCGGCTCCAAATAACTCGGCTCCATACTGGACGGGGCTTTTGGTTCCATGTCGTAGATCCGCGAAGCAGCATCAACCAAGTCCTTACGATTACCAAACGGGAAAAAGTGCATCTGCATTTTAAGCGTCGCAGCTAAGTCATAGATATTTCCCTGCTCGTCTTTCCGTTTAATTGGACGCGCAATCCGATAGTCATACCCCGAACTCTTCATCATGCGTTGGTTACTCGTCAATCTATTTTCGTCGGTCGGGTAAGGTAGAAAGATCTTCCCCTCTCGGACGTCAGGAACTAAACGCTGTACCCGATCCTCTTTACTGCCACCGCCCTCACGTGGCCAAGTCAACTCTTCAATCTCAAAATGGATTTTAGTTAAGCGTTGCTGTTCCATGAAGTAATCCATGTCTGCCTGTGCACCGAATGACTCATATCCAACACGCACATGCCGAGCGCCAGTCGCACCGCGCCAATTTAGATACAGCCGAGCTAAATTCTGCCAGCGTTCCATTAAGTCCATCTTCTCGTCGAACCCGTCCAGCAGATACTTGTTACCTGCATAGTCCAACCCCCAAACAATCATCGCAGTGTTGGCTGAGTCTTTCTTCTTGCTCCGTGCTGGATCCACTAAGATATAAACGTTGAGCGTCGAGGGGCGAACTTCGTACTGATTTATCTCATCAACGTTGAACATACGCTGTTGCCCAGCCAGAGGGTTAGCGAGCATCTGGCAAGATATCGTCGCTTCGCCCTGCGCGATTACTTTTTTCTTCCAAGCCTCACGCGTGAATAGTACAGGGTTGCCCTCTATTGTACCATCGTCGGTCGCTGGGTATATACGGGGGATCGCTGCCCCACGAGTCATAATCTCCTGATAGGTATCCGCGAATGAGTAGCGCGTACCTGCCATGATCTTTTTACCGCCCATCTGTCCTAAGTTATCGGACAACTCCCATGCTTCGGTCGTCTTTTTAATCTGGTCTGGTGTACTAACGGACTCTTTAGTGACAACGTCATCATACAACAATATCTCATAGTGCTTACCAGTGGGCATGCCTTCAACTAATCCATTGGCTTCGATCGTTGCTTCCTTTGGATTTCCTTTTCTCCGCACGATAATGCCCGAGTCCAGCGACCAAGTCGGTGCTTCCTTCTCTGGATCCTGCCATAAAACGTCAGGGAAGCATAGCTTCAACTTAACATTGTCTTGAAACTCCCGCTTAATTTGATTTAAGAAGTCCTTGGCGATCGCTTTTGTATGGCTGAAGATGCCGATGGTTATCTCTGGATTATTTAAAATCTCTTGGATGCATCCCCCAAAGGTTATGATCGTTGACTTGTAGTGTTCCCGTCCCCAGATATCAAGGTATCCATATGGAGCTTTCTCCACCTCACGGCATCGCTCGTAAATCCACGGGTGTAGCATGTCCACCCGACCGCACATTTTAACCATTAGATAAAAACGATCGATCTGCGTTAGTGCGCGGACTGCTGCGATGTCTCTTCCACCGTCATCGTACTGCTCCCACACATCAAGGATCTGCGAGAATGGAACGTCCAACGGATTTGGAAGCCCCTCGTGATTAGTCTGGATGTCCTGCTGTACGTTAGGGTCGATCATTTTTCTTCTTTCGGCGAAGTTAGAACTTCTTTGGGTTGCTCAATGACGCGGATCTTGGACTTCAATGACTCTGCTGTAATAATCAATGAGTCGAGCTGCATTCGTAACGGATTGTCCTGATCCCCTGATACTGTCACTGCTGCGAGTCTTGCGTGTAGGTATGGTGCTGCTTCCTTCGCTATTGCTGCTGCTTCGAGCTTCGTCGCCTTAGTTAACATCCTGAACTTCTTTAGCTCTTCGGGGTCGGACTGCACGACGGGATCGCTCAGCTTACTCTCGTGTTGCACGCTCTCGTCCCAAACATAATGCATCGCTGCGACCATAATCTCGAGTGGCATTAACTTGCCCGACTGTATAATCTCTCGTGCTGAGCGCGTTCGTAAGTCGGTGTTGATCCCGTTCTTAGCGTTCTGCTGTAGTGCTAGTCGATGTTCGCGTTTCTCTTTCGCTGACATTGATGCTTCTACTTTGTGTATCTTTTTTCCTGGCTCTAATCTCTCGCTCATGTTTCGCCTTTCGTTTTTAAAAAATTGCAAAATTTTTGCAAAGCCATCTCAGTGTTGCGTTCGTGTTTCTAATGCAAAATTTCGAACACCCA